GTAAGCAGCAATAACTCGTCCATAATGAAATCCATTTCCATTTAAGACAAATTTAAGCTTCATAGTGCAACGCAACAAATTGTAATTAGCGATGCGGTTAATTACCCTAGGATTCTCCCAAAAATCTTGCCATGGGTTAAAAGTTTCATATAATTGTGTTGTGGTGCCCCATCCAAAGGATTTAATCTTAATCGGACGAGAAAAGAAACTTTGTAATGAATCCTCATTGTTGTCTGCTAAAGTGTATGTTGATTCTAAAGGTGAGGGTACATCATACAAAAACCCTGTGTTTTGATCTGAAAACGTAACTATTTCCTTTTTAGTTGCGCTTGCGTTTGTTATATTTATATTCATATGTGAAGTAACTGTTTTTACAATACTCGCAGGGACAGTTAATCCTACGAGCTTGGTGCGGTGATATTAGTATGAGCAATACTTCCCCTAAAAAGGGGTCTGTTATAAACAAGCTCTTATATGCAAAGCCTAGTCAAATGTGTGATATTCACGGCACACTTTACCTGTACACTTGGCTGGTATCCATATACATATAATTATTTTTAGCGTAACGTGCGGATAATTCCGCACGGAGGGACGTATTAAGTATACCCGAACTTCATATAATTAAATCTCACCAATGCGATAGCGTTCCATCCATTGCTGAACACAATCATCATATGTGAGATCCAATGTTGTACAAATGTGCGTTATGTCTGATCGCAATGCAATTTCACACATCTGTTGGCGTCTATGCTCATAAACCTCCCTACCATGATTAAACCATTCACGTAGAGCACCATCTATGACACTAGCCGCCAATTGTTGCTTTGTAAGTTCTTTACTTTCCAAGTTGGAATGTAAACTTTTAAAAATGGAATCTTCATGTAATGCACCCATCACATGCCCCGTCTCCGGGCTCCAAATTCCACGGCGCTTCAAAAAATCTGCCTCATCATCGCACATAAAAGGCACAGGAACAGACGTTTTATCGGGCATGGTAAAAACCATATCGCGAGTCTTAAAAAACTTTGCCACATATATATGATTAAAATCATCATGGCCTTGTTTGACAGATCCTTTAG